CTGTTCCACAGTTCACGATTCAGTTCACCAACAGGGTCTTTCTGATTCAGAGTGGTCAGGGAGTTCTCGATGTACCAACCTCCCTTATCTTGGAAGGCATGAGACCAGATCTTGGCCCAGGGGATCTCCTCACCTTCAGGGGCAGGGAGGAATCGGATCACGGCATAACCGTTACCAGACTTATCCATCTCAGGCTTCCAGAACCTTTCGTCAGGTCCACCTTGAGTCTCAGTGGAGTTCATCTTCTCCATAGTCTGAGTCAGCTTGGCGAAAGAAGACTTGGAAGAATTTTTGAGGGATGCAAAAGACATGTTTGTATTCTCCGTATTAGTTGGATTTGGCTTGTGGACGACACCATCCTACACCAGTCAGTCGGTGGTGTCAAGTATCCTGCGGAACCCCTGCATCTTTTCCTGCATGGAAT